ATGGTATCCCAGTAGTCACCCTCAGTAGGTTTCTTAAGTTCACTCAATATCTTCAAAGCCTTCACCTTTCCAATACGAGGACACCCTTTAATACCATCAACTGTATCACCTTCCAATGCCTGTTTCCAGAACCAGAAGTTAGCCTCCTCCTTGTCTACAATATATCTTTCTTGTGTGTTGTAGTTGTAGTGTGAGCCGAATGCTTGGTTGAGGTCTTTATCTATATGACATAGAACATATGTCTCAGGCTCCAAGTACATCCTCGAAACACATACATCATCTGCTTCTACATTATCGAATATGATTGCACCCATCTCTTTAAGCATGTACTTTCGTAGAGGCTTGAGTAGTATCAGCTCAACCTTCGGCTTCTTCCTATTAGCTTTGTAGTCAGGGCTAACTTCATACCTAAAGTTCTTCTTAGGGCTGAGTACTAATTGGTAAGAGTCAGTCTTTGTATGAACGAGCATCTCATCTACAAACTTAACCATATCTTTCTTAGCATTCCCTAGGTCTACTGTCACAGTGCTTAAGATATTATCAGGGTCACTGTCATCCCAAATACAAGTGTCTTGGTTGATACTTGCATACTTGTATATTATGCTATCCGCATCAATGAGTGCTATCATCAGTGGTACCTCTTCATTTCTTCTGCAACACTATCAGCATGCTCATGTCTAATATCCCACAACGCACCCCTAAGCTCAGGGATCTGTTCTTGAACCTTACGTCTACATCTAGTAATTCCCTCAGCCTTAGGAAACTCACCCTTTGATAGCAATGAGAATACTCCTGTTGCAGATATCTCCTCTAGGTCATAGCCTAAATCCTGCATACATCTCCCCCATACCACAGCTAATAGGACTTCATCGCTGTCCCGCGCCTCTTCAACTGATGACAATACCTCTATTACTAGGTCCCTATACTCATTTATCTTGTTCTTCATGGTACTCCTCTATTTTAAAAGTTATAAATTCCTCTTTCTTCTTGACTATCTGCTTAGTAGCATTAATGTTATAAATCCATTTATCATTAAAACTATACTTAAGTTGAAGACAATCAATAAAGGGTTTCAGAATGTTATCCAAATCAGCAAGCTTATTACTTAAGCCCACTTCAATGGTTAGTTGTAGTTCCCCCTCAGGAACCTCTATATCAGGTAGTTGTTTTAACATCTTCCTCTCATATGTTTTGTATTGGTAGGACTTAACCTTCCTCCCCAAGTACATATCGTTACTACTTAATGCTTTAATTTCTACTTTTTTCATAGCACCTAGTCAGGTACTTAAGGGCTTCTATCATGCCCATCAAGTTATCACCTAACTTCCCCAATCCTGTATTACATGTAAGACAAAGAACCCCTCTAAAATCTCCTGTCTTATGACAGTGATCGTAGCAGAGTCTGTTTGTATCCCCGCAAATCTCACAGATGGGTGACGTGGCCATGCGCCTGTCATACTCCTCCTGTGTAATACCATAGTATTTTGCTATACTGTATTCGCGCTGATACGCTAACCTTTCCTCTCTGTTTTTTGCATAATAAGTGCCTTCCTGCATTCAAACTCCTCAGTTTATTAGTGAGTCTCCTCCCAAGAGTGACCTATCTTAGCCTCTCCTTCCAACTTGACTCTGAATTGTAGCTCGTCCTCAACTATAGCAAAAGTCGCTACACATACATCTGCTAAATCCTCTGCAATCTTTCCATCTACTTCTATCTGTACCTCATCATGGATGTTTCCTATGAACTCGTAGTCCTTTCCTGGAATCCATCTCTTCTGTAACTCCTTATCTAATGCTACTAGGTAATATTTCATTACCATTGCACCCGCACCTTGTAGCAGTACGTTCAATGCGCTATGGTCACTACGTATGTAGTACTTTCTCTTGTTCAATCCCAATAGGAATCCCTTATGTGCCTTATCCTTAACAGCATCACTCAGTTGTTCTAGAGCAGGGAGCTTAGCGAGGAAGCGGTTGCGTAACTCACGCCCCTTCTTCACACTGCCACCTACAATCTGTCCTAGCTTAGCCACACCTGCACCGTAGAGAAAACCATAGATGAAAGTCTTGGCATGGTCTCTAGTTGGTAGACCCGCTGCTTCTTGATTGATTGTGTGGATGTCACCGTTAACTACCTGCTCACCATAATCACCATCATCATAGATTGCCATGTAGTGGGCGAGCATCCTCAGTTCTAATCCACTAGCATCACAACCTACAATCTTCTTACCCTTAGGTACTGTGAATAATCTCCTACACTCCTTACCCATGAAGGAATGACTAGCAGGTGTCTGTGCTATGTTAGGTTTGTTGTGTGTACATCTACCTGTAACTGCACCCAGTGTTTTAATCTGACCATGTATACGACCATCTTCCTGCACTAGTTTGAGCCATGCGTTCTGACCCTCAGCTACCATCCCTAAAATCTTTTGAGTTAAGAAGTACTGCCTAAGTAGGATGGCCTCAGGAAACTTAACACCCTTGAGTACCTCCTCATTAATAATAGGAGTACCTTTCTCAGTCTTCTTAGGACTGCGCCACCCATACACCTCTTCCATCCACCGTCTGATGTGGTGGCGTGAGCCAGGGTTAAAATATACTGTCTCCCAATAACCCCAACCATTCTCCTCATCATTATGAGCACCCTTAGCTATCTGCTTTTGGTAGCGTACTGATACATCCCCCTTCTGTGTATACATAGGTGCTGGCTTGAGGGCTATCCAATCCTGCAAAGGCTTAAAGGTTTCTTCTAGTTGTGTAAAGAGTTTCTCTTTGTTTGTAACTAGTTTCACGTGAAGCAATTGTGCACTCTTAGTATCGAACAGCCACCCATAGGCTACCTGTCTTTGTATGATGTGAGCGAAGTGCTGTTCTATTCGCAACGCTTCCTCAGGAACATTCTTAGTCAGGAGTCTTTTGTATAGGACAGCGTTGAGGTGTACATCCTGCTTACAATACTCAAGCATCTCTTCACTGAAGGTAGCCCATGCATCCTCCTTCTCACCATACGTCCCTTTGTTCGTACCTAAACGATAGCCCCATGCTTTGAGACCGTGGAGTCCCTTCATCCTAGGTGGTAGATGACTAGATTCATCTAACTTCTGTAGGTTGTAGTAGGCTAACTGAGATAGCAGTAGTGTATCTACTACCTCGCAGTGTTCCCATAGGTCTACACCATATAGTTTCTTAATGACTGGGATGTCAAACCCTATGATGTTATGTCCTGCAATGGCGGGTGTATCTTTTAAGTATGAGATGAGGAGTTGTATCTCATCAGGCCTGTACAACCTATACTCCTCTGTCTCTGTATTATAAGTCACTGCACAGTGCACAGTCGTTACTGTATCTAGTAGTCCATCTGTTTCTAAGTCAAATATTAACATTTAGAATTCCTCCATCCCTTCAAACCCTGGTTCAAATGCCTCGTTGTCATACTCAGACATACGACCAGTGTCCTTTGAGTACACTAGTGTGTCTGCCATACCTACATCACCAACGAAACGATTCTTTAGTATCCTCAACTTGACATGATTACCAAACTCATCATTCTGCATGTCTCTCTCAACACCTACAACACCATCAGACAGTTGAGCAATAGCACCTGAACCTCTGAGCTGTGACAAGGATACGGTTGCACCATCCTCATGCCCCTTATCTCCTTGAGGTCTGCGTAGATGTGACACTACAATGATTCCTGCCTGTGTTTCCTCAGCTAGTGAGCGTAGGTTTGTCATCAGTGCATCGATTGCTCTCCGTTCATCCCCATCAACCGTACCTGATACTACAATAGATACATGGTCGAGGACTAAGAAGTCAACCTCGTTCTGAAGTACCAAGAGTCTCATCTTCCTTAGTAGATTTTCTGATTCGAGTGAGCCGAAGTGGTCATAGAAGTAGAGGTGTCCCTTCCCTAGTACCTCATCGAATGCCTCACGTTTCTTATCCATGTCTATCTTGGAGTAGTCATAAGACATAGGCTTACCTAAGTACATACCCATGAAACCTAAGGCGGAACGCTTGAGATTTTCCTCAAGTGCTATGTATCCTACCTTCAGACCATGATGCATCGTTAGGTGGTAAGTAATCTCTTTAACTATTGTAGATTTACCCACCCCTGACCCTGCGGTAAAGGTCACAAGTTCACCCTTGCGAAGCCCCTGGAATTTTTCATCCATTTTTGAAAACGGGTATGAGTATGTTTCAAAGACCTCATCAACGGATACCAAGTCCCATAGTTCACTACCGTTCTTGATACCATCAATAGATAGGCTCTGTGCTTGGTAGGTGGCAGAGAGTACAACCCCCTTACCTTTATTAATGAGAAGATCGTTAGCATCTTTATACCCAGTACCCTGTACTACCTTGAGTTGACCAGGTTTCTTAAAGAGTTCACTAACCTCTTCCATCGCTTTATGTCCTGCCTCATCATCATCGAACCATAGGATTACGGTGGGAAAGGAGAGAACCCACTCTAAATTTTCCTTAATATTCTTATATGCGCTATTTGCGCCATTGATGATAGATACGGCAGGGAACTTACAGTCATACGCTACTGCTACAGACAGAGCATCGAGCTCCCCTTCTGTAATAACTACAGCCTTAGCAGAACCCGCACCAAAACACTGCTGTCCGAATAGACCAACACCCTTTGTTGTACCTTTTACAGAGAATGACTTATTCGCTGTCCTAACCTTCTGACCAGTAAGTTTCTTACTCTGAGTGTCGTAGTAGTTAGCTATTTGTATAGTCTCTCCGTTGTCTTTATTGCCTACCAAGTAGTGGTATTTTTTACATACTTCTTCAGGTATACCTCTAGACCTTAACGCCTTAGCCTCTCCTGTGTATAGACTAGAGTCTTGGAATGGGGCTACATCATCTTCAAATGAACCTAGCTCAGTTAAATTGTCGTACTCTGCATTAATCCTACCTGCCCCACATGAGTGACAGGATGTTCCTCCGTCAGTGTAGAGTGCCCCTGCATCGGAGCTACCGCATTTCTCACACGGTATGTGCTTTATGAAAGCCATAATGAGTCCTCCCAGACTGTTTTAAATTTGGTGTCACTGAGTGTGTAACGCAGGTGACAGCTACGTTTATATGATCTATTAGAGCATGAAAACCCTAATAGAACCCCCACACTCTAAGGGAGGGATACTTATATTGAGACTACAGTAAACCCTTTTAATGCATTACGTGAGTCCACAATAATTTCTTTTACAGCATTATCTATAGCAGCTTCTAATGTAGTAAAGGCTTCTATATCGTTTATCTCATCACGAGCTACTTCAGGGGTACCAAACATAACTTTGTACCCTGTAGTAAACTTCATAATAGTATAGTGCCCATCCCATATATTATCAGCTAACCCTTCTAATTTTTCAAAACTAGTAACCATTAGAAGTCCTCAGTTGTTGCCACTACTTCATCAGTAGCATCCTCAAAGCCTGTACCAGACTCATCTGCAAAACCTGCATCACTCGAATACTCTTTCAATTCGATGATTTGAACTTTCTTAAGCTTGTATGACACACCTACAAAGTT